TTTTCTTAAAACTATATCCGTCATCACCCTTATCCCATATAGTTTTACTGACTTCTTTCCAAGACAAACCAATCAAATGCTTCTTAGCAGGGCGAATCAATGCTAAAAACATAGCTAGTCTAGGGATAGTGTTTACTGGTTCCGGCATCTTTTGCAAACTCTGATAGTGATTACCCAAGTGAATCAACTTCTCAACAAACGACTTATCATTTAACTTAGACCAATCAGGGTCAGCCATTAGTTCTATTAAATGCTGTTCGTTATTGACTTGTTCATAGACATGCACGTTTAGCAAGTCAAGCTTAAAATACCCGCGCTTTTCAGCCTCAGTGTAGTCAATACTTGCCATGTTATTGACTGGATCGTATGGTACATCAGTGATGTAAATACCTGTATTATGCTTACGCATAGGCTTTACGTTACGCATTGCGGCTGATGTGTATTGTATAACCTTGAGTAATTTCTCTCTGTCACCAAAGTCAATATCAATATCTGCGTTGAGTTTCATCGTGGGGTTGCCAATCCTGCTTTCATTAATTTCATGTATGCTTTTTGCACAACAATAGCTTGCCGTTCAGCATCTTCTACAGCCTTGTGACTGGTACTATGTCCGCCATCTTTAAGACTAACACCTGCAATCTCGTATAGTGTTCTAGTATCTCTGATTGTCCAAAAAGGCCAGGGAATAGGATTAGGCATAGTACTTGTTTGTCTCCATGCACTCTCCATTGCTACGCAATCAAATGATGCACCATTACTCCAAACAGCACGACGGTTCCAACAAAATTTATAAAGGGTCTCCATGCACTCATTAAATGGAGTGCGTCCTTGGTCTCCCAATGCTTCTTCAAGTGCCTCAGGACTCTGTGTAGACCACCACCTAAGTGTGTCTTCATTAATACTCCTGTTGTGTATTTCAGTTTGATCTTCGATAGTAGGACGCAACTCTAGTCGCTCGACAATGCCCTCACCCCTAGGATCAAATCTAACTGCACCAATAGTTAGTATTACGCAGTTTGGGGTTGTATCCAAACTCTCAATGTCAATCATTATATCATTAGCCATACTCTGAGTATACACTATATAATGTTAATAAACAATCAATTAGGTGAGATAAATTTCTTCCACTTGACCTTATTGTCATTATGTATTCGTTCAAAAGATGCTATATCTGTCTTTACTGGTCGCCCGAAATCATTCTTGCATAACGTATCACTAGTTTCATTTTGTGCGTCATTGAAAATATCATACAATTCCCTATACGTTTTACTATCAACAGTTGTCGGTATGAATAAAAATACATCCCCCACTAACAATTCAGTACCGGGCAATAGAGGTAAATTGTTAATACGTCTAGTACCTGTTATACCCACAACGTTGACACCGTTACCGGGTGCAACGACACTGTTGTAAGCTCCTAACCAATCTACACTAGCATCAACTACGCCTGACAACATAGCAAGCGTACCATCGGGGCCACTCTTAAATGGCACTTCTAAATATTTAAATGAACTGTTCTTCTGACTAATAACCTTAGGAACTAACGCTTGTATAGTAGCAGGAGTCATGCTAACAGTAAGTTCTTTATTAGGTTCTAATTTAGTAAAACTCTTAGAGAATATCACTAGTGGTCTATCAACACACATCCTGGATAATATGTTAAACTGGTCAACGTCATATGCATCTTTGTTAAACAATGGAGTGAGATAAAACGAACTTGAATTAGCAAAAATCATCGTCTTACCTGTTAGTACTGTGTTGGCAGCTATAGCTCCACCTGCCCCTTGCTTACTAACAAATATAAATTGGTACTTGTTTTGATTTTTGTTTGCATTATCTATCAGAGTTCTGATTATATTAGATTGGTTATTACCTAAGGCAAATGGCCATACTACTGGTACTAACTCACTCGCTAATATAGTACTAGATATTGATAACAAATATATAAACGTTAACAACCTCTTCATTTAATAATTCCTTTAAACTGATTTAATGTTCCTATTTTAAATAATTTCATATAATTTTTGAATCCGGTTCGCTTGTTATTCAGATACTTGGGTGACAAGCTTTTGTAAAAATGTCTAAAGTCGCTCTCCATAATCTGCACTGCTTTCATATCTCGGTGTAGAATACGGAACCATTCATGATTGCTAGAAAAGAAACTCTCAGTGGGGTCTATCTTATCTGCTTGAAATATATCAGGGCGATATGTATTTGGATATATAAAAGGCACGATACCTCTCTCATACACAGAGAATGGCTGATATTTGTTACTCTCGTTTTTATCGTATCCTGCTAAATTCTTGTGTAGTATATAATCTAGCATATTATCTTGACTGATATTCCCTGCAGGAGACAAGTAACGTTTAGGTAAATCCTGCATAGCTTTGAATACCCTAAAGTTTTCAGGCTTAACAATTTCCCTAGCTACCACATGACACATCTTTACTACTACCTCAGGCATATCATGTGACCAATAAAACAATACTCTATCTACATTAGGATAATCATTTTTCTTAAACGGTGGTTTAGGTACATTAACTGGTTGATCCGAAAATACATTAAAAAATGTACCATCCGGCATTACAGATAATACAGGTTTATCAGTACCAGACACAATAGCAATTCGTTTTCCTGATTCTGCTAAATCATTCAAGTGATGTAATTCATCTAACTTAGACTGTACTCTAGTGAATGGATTAATAATATCCTGACAATCTACTACAAAGTCATCTGTCTTAAACTCTCGCATGTCATTAAATGCATCACGTAATGTTACTTTAACCCTGGGATAATTAGTAGCGATTTCGTGCAATAATGGCATCTGTGCATATTTAAACTCAGAAGCTAAGTTAACTGCTCTAGTATCCTTTGTGTTAAAATCCCAATTAGATAATCCTGACATAGGAGCTTCTGCTAATACTTCATCAACATGTATTCCGTTACGTAAGAAACTGTATAATACATTATTGCTATCAGCACCACCGCTACATCTAATTACAATATAATCGTATGCTTCTCTGATTTGCAATGCACGTAATCTGTATAACTCAGATAGAGGAGTTAACGGTTCATCTAGCCAGTTAACTTTATTGAATAACTCGTCAAAAAAATGCCATTCAATCTCTGCATTACTCAACTGTGCTTCTAATATAGCTGATACTTTGTTAGTAAACTTGACCCCATTAACAGTATAATAGCCTAACTCAGTTCTCATGTTTCTGACAATCCTGCATGTTTAATAGTAGTATAATACTTAATTGGATCTGTTAGTATATCTTGCACCTGCGCATCTCTATAATAGTTATAGTTATTTAAAATAACTTCTTTCTGCTTATCACTTAGTGGTATTGCTTGATTAATAGCATCAACTAATAGTTCAGGTTTATTGTCCATAATATATGAATACGGTATAACAACAGAACCACTGGTATAAGTCTTATACGCATTTCCTAAAGTATAAGGTAGTTTGTCAGGTGATGGGGTTATTACTGGATATAATACATAGTTAACTACATCTAACTGACGTTCTGTGTCTTCAACTATATGTGATAACCCATAATATTGTAGCATCTTTTTAAAGGACACATACATCATCAACTTGCTATCCTTCTTTACATTTTTTATTTTATCAGGTCCTACTAAGTTTATTAATTCTGCATTTACAGCATAATCCCATAACTTATTAATCTGTTCCATTCTAGTATTAGTAACAGGATTTACCACATTAGTATCCAATATATTTTTGATAACATGCAATAATACTATTGCAAGTTTTTCTCTATTAGATTGTTGAGATATTACTATTGTTTTTGAGTTAGGGAATATTTTCTTATATAATGGTATATTAGTAAAATCATGACTCCACACTATTTGAGGAGTAGTGACGTTATTATATTCTGTCTTTATCTTACTAAGATAATATCCTATTCTTTCTTCTTGGGTGCTGAAATTAGACTGTTCAGCAACCTCGGTGCCCAATGAAAGATAATCAGTACCTGTTATTTTTCTATCCATTTTAGAATGTGCGTTGCCCTGTTCAGTGACAATGATACTATCATCCTGATTAGTGAGAATCTTCTCTATGGTTGAGGCTATAAAATTTCCACCGCTACCAGGATGAAAGACGATAAAAATATGGGCTAAGTCAAATATTTGCATACCATATTTATTCACATAACTTGTAGTGTGTGTAAATCTTCTCATTCATGCAAATACCATTATGCGTTGACCACCATGTATCTGTGTATCGTTTGGCCCCGTAATGCTTATATAACCAGTTTTCAGTAGTACTTTTACCCATTGGGAATTTGGTTATCTCATAGAATATACGATCTTCCCATGCACCATTTGAGGGAACTGTCTTTTTAAATTTTCTAAAATATATTGGTTCTGCGTCTTCTTGGTATATCGGAGAAAACGTTCCATTTATTCCTTGAGTAATTGCCATACATATCTCTTTTCTATTGATTCTTTAAACTTCTCAGCATCACTTTGCTTCTCAAATACTGCTCCAAATATTTTATAATTCTTGTACAAATAATGTGAGTATTCAGCAGTAATATCAGTGGTGTATGCAGAGTCATCAATCCATAATATAGAAGCATCAGCTTCAAAATAATTGTCTAACGTTACACCTAGTCCAACTTTATTACATTTAACCTCAGTGAATACAAATTTTAATATATCAAATGCCATGTTGTCATAATGGTTTGATGCCTGAAAGACGGGCCAGGTGACTGACCAAGTATTGTCACACAAATCGTTTAGTATAAAAGGACTGTTCATTGGTATTTCAGTAAAAATATAAGGTACTTCTTTTCGTCCATGACTTTGTACCCATCAGTGATGTTACCATCAACTATGTTCATCTTGATGCCATAGTTTGCTTCTATGTAATCTTCAAAGTCAAACGCATCAAATTCGATAGTGGCTGCATCCTGCAGGTACTCTTTACGAATCAGTTTCAATGCCGCCCAATAGTCCCAACGCTTCTTGCGCTGTTCTATATTAGGATCATCGTCATCGTAATCTTGAAATGGCGGTACTGTAGTCATTTGTATAGTAGTTCAAACCAAGAAGCTAGTTCTTCTTTGTAGAAAGTGAACAGCGTATATCTATCATACAGTACACCATACCGTTCAAGATCATATTCAGGTTTATGATATGCGAAATCAAAATCGGTGCCTTGAACATAGCCTTTAGCTCGTAATTCTTTTACTATGCACATCATAGCATCGGGCTTCATATTGGGTAATTTGATTTCAATCATGAGGAAAACTTAATCGTAAAAAAAGTGGCAAGTTTTTCATCTTCTAGTGTAAGATACCATCTTTTTTGGACCATACTTGGCTCCCACTCATTTTTAACTATCCACCCTTGTCCGCCGATGCTATTATGTAGATAGTGCATTCGTGGTCCTACATTCTTAGCAAGCCATTGTTCTTGCTCTCCTGTTAATTTATTATGAGGTAAAGGTATCTTTATCGTCATGTGTTAATAAATCAAATAGTGTTGCATATTGCGTTTCTGGTTCCATGTGAAAGCCTGTACCCCACACTACCCACACTTTACGCTTATATGCTTTTTGCCAAAATACACGACCACCATTGACAGTCTTTCGTGGCAAGATAGCAAAGTATTCAGTCCACGGATAACAGTCAGCACCGTCAGTTAATATGTAATAGTCCACTTTTACATTCCTGTATCGTATCAATTCAATGTTCCATCCAATACTACGTCCCCAATTTATAGCCATTTCAGTATGAACCATTCAGCGTCTTGTTTCTTTTCAAAGACAAATGTTCTACCTAACTTGGTATGTTTACCCGTGCAGTTTTCATCAATCCATAGTTCAATGTCAATTGATTCATACCTGTCTTTCAGTCGTTCTAATTCAACTTTAGTCCAACCAGTCGCTACTAACATGTCTAACATAATTTCTCTATCAATTTCTTCTGTGATGGCTCTACTCATCTCTCCTGCAATGTCTTCTACTAAGTCTGACATATATATTCTTTCATTGTGATTTCTTCATACTCACCTGCGAATGCGATTCTGAATACTTTAGCGGCTTCACTCCACTCAAACTGAATAACATCGTAGTCCAATGGTCTATCCATTTTGCTGTACACACTTGCCCACTCGACATGAAAGCGATTGAAAGATCCCTTCTCAGGATATGCTTCTGCCCACTGGTACATATCAGTAGTACACTTTTTTACTTTAAATCTATACATAAAGTATGGGCGATTATTGCCGCCACCACTGTAGAAGTATTCCATCATTCCCACCGTAACAAGAACAGTGTTAGGTCTTCATCGTTGCACAAGAAGATTTCACCTTGTTCCGCAATGTTGTCTAACCAACGAGTTCGTTCAATCGCATCTTGATATCCCGCGGGGCCTAATGTTTCAATACACCAAGCACGAATCTCATCACCGTCAACTTCTCCCTTACCCTTCCAGGACACTGTATGAATGTTTCGCTTACTACCGTAGTAGTGTTCTGTTTTATGAGTGAATGGAGTAGTCATCTGTTTAAGATCGCCCACATGTCAAGTTTATTTTTCATTTCTTCACGCTCTTGGTGCGCTTCGTAACGGCTTCGTTCTGCACGTTCTCTCATGTGCTTTTCTGTAACAACTTCTTGTCGCAATTGACCAATCAACTCACTGACTTTCATTGTTTTCATTTCTTCAATTTCGTCTAGTGCTTGCTTTAGTTGTTCATTGAGATATTCTATCTCATTTTCAAGATGACTGATGTATTGACCAGGAAGATAATCATTACATGTATCTTTATCTCTAAAGGTACAGTCTGTTTGATCCATGCCCGCACGTTCAAGGTCATCTAGAATAGCACCGGGATGACGATCCATGTATGTAGCAAGTCTGACACGAACAGGGTCGTTGTCAAACTTTATCGTGTAATCAATCAATTCATTGTCTGTCATGTCATAGCCATATTAAGTTAAACCACATTGCGTCTTTATCTTCCACTTCAAAGTAGATATCATCTTGTCCTAGTTGCCACATTCCCCATTCTGTTCTATCTACATAATTCTTACAGTTCTTTTCAATCCATGTACATCGTTCGTGCCAGGTAATTGGGCAACTAATTATAATTCTCGTCATGAATGCCTCAACACAAACAACATATACAATTTTTCATCATGCCACTTGACATTATAAGCATAACCACCCTTCTTACATTTACCCAGAGTAGCATTGTACTTTTTCAATTCACTGACAAGATCCTTATCTTCTATTGTGTTTACAAAGTTACTAAAGTAAGTGTGAGGTCTCAGTGGTCTTAGATTTTCATATTGTCTGCGAATCATGACCACCTCAACACAAACCATTCATAATCTTTACTATCACGGAAGTGAATCTTCCCTTGATACTTGTGACTCCACCGACTCCACGCATCTGGCCGTTGAGGATGCGGACCAAACTGTTGACTACACCATGCAAGCACTTTGCCTTGGTGTGCCCAGGCAAAATCTGCCACATACCATTCGGCACGACTAAATTGATACTTCTTCACTTTTTTCTTCTGCTTGCTTCTATTAGTAGCTAAATTACCAAAACTTATTTTCAGTTCTTGTATGTACTCTTGCTCTGGCAAGACTATCTCTTGACAAAGATTATTTTGGAACCAAGTATTCAGATAAGCATTTAGATAACTCTTGCCAGACTGCCGCCCCGCACTATACAAAGTCATTTGACCCTGTTTGAATCCACCCTGACTTAGTTTATCCCAAAGGGCTTGTTGGTACGGCAAAGGTTCTATACCTTCAGTTACGTTTTTGATAATGTTCATTTTACCAACTTTGTTATTATGTTGAAATAGTCAATCGCTTCACATACTTTCTTCCAAGCATTGATTTCTGCTGGTAGTGGTTGCAGTGAAATATGATTGGCCGGATCGTGTTCGGGGCAAGGTGTCCAAATACTAACTCGAATTGTATGCGAATGTGGGGCCTTAGACTCTCGCCATTCTGCATAATAGTTGTCCCAGTAATACAATCCATAGCCTTCTTCGTCATCACCTAATGATGGCAATTTATAGGCCAGGTAATGCCCACTAACTTTAGGGCAAATATCTTCTTCGTGTTTCCAAATACTTGTTATCATCAGAATCTCAACTTAAACCATACACAGTCTCGCTCATATCTGAATTTTACACTAATAGTCAATACTTGTCTAGTCCAACGGCAATGTCTTTGTGGATTATCTATATTTTTGTACAGCCATAGTACTACTTCTTTATGTACTAAATCTAGTTCAGTCTGATTATGGGTAACTATATCATGAGTATGCCAAAAAGGATGGTCATCATTCCATCCCCTAGTCCAATCATAGTATTCTTTGTGCAATTTTATTGCCACCTTAGTAAAAACATCATGTAATCTTTTTCATTTTTGAAAGCAACAAATATATAATCACCTCCGCCTAAATCGTTGAATTCCCACTCCATACTAGTAGAAGGATACCTTATGACGCGGTGCATGTCCATACGACTAGTAAATGTTGCATGTTGATCCAACCAGTCATATATATCATCATTGCCGTATCTTATTCCACCCGGACCGTAATCATACACCAACTCATAGGCATAATGACTTCTATCTTCAAAACAATAAACGTACTTATAACCGCCATAGAAATCTTTTACTCTAGTTGCTCGCCATAAAATGTTAGGGTCGTTGGTGCGCCGATAATATTCCCATGACTCGTGTCCACTCTTTTCGAGCTTACGTTCGGCTCGCTTCTTACGAACCCATGCTTTGATTCTGTTTAGCCGCATGTTAATTCAAACATCATTGCATCTTTTTCGTCTAAGAACCAAAACTCAATATGAGTCTTAGTGAATCTACATGTATACTTCTCTCCGGGTAATCCGAACAGTTCAATTGCAGTAGCACATGTTTCGTTCCACATGTTTATCCCGGCAGTAGTCCTTACAGTCTCATTAAAGGGTATCTTAACCCTATAGTCATGTGTGCCATCAATGCCGTTTATGAGTAGTGCCATAGTTCAGTATATAATTCAGGTATGTAATCTTTTACGTTCTTGTTTCTGTATGCATCAGACTTCTCAATAAACAGTTTACCTTTATTGATAGTTTCAATATCTAACATAGGTTCCTTGAGCATAGCAATCGCATGGTCTATCGTTGGGTGAAACTCAGTAGATATAGTATCTTTCAGTTTAGATAATTTTTCTACCCCCTGTTGTCTATACTCAACTGATGTTATTCTCATGCTAGTATACATCGGATATGTAATTTTATTCAAGGCAACACCGTAATATTTGGGTAAGTTGTAGCGTGTTAACAACTGATCCCAAAACGTAAACATCTCGTCTAAGTGTATGCAATTGAACACGCTAGGGGTTAGACTTAAACCTATAGATATTTTATCTTTACTTGATAACTCCAAAAATCTGTTGAGATTGTATTCAATCTTACTCCATTTGATCGGGTATCTAATATAATCATTTTTCTCCCCGTATGCATCCATTGATACATTCAAGTCTATGTTTTTAAACTTACCCCATACGTCAAGCAACGAATCATCTATACCTGTCAAGTTAGTTACGTAACCCAAGTCAATATTAGTACTAGAGCCGTTGTCAATCAACTTATGTAAGTATGACAAATGACTGTCATTGATTGTAGGCTCGCCACCTAAGAAGGTAATCTTTTTGATATCAGTGAAGTCATTCACTAGTTCATCAACCAATTCAGAGTGCTCTAGTATTGAATCGCTTGTGCTGGTAACAGGAACATCCCAAATAGTTTTCCATTCGTCTTGCCATAGACTACTAGAGCCGGGATTACAAGTCATGCATTTACTGTTGCACTTGTTACCTACAGACAAATGAACAGTATGTACATCAGTAGGCTTTAATACTGTATTGCATATTTGTTCCGTGTTGTTGTATGCGTTAAACATAGTTCTTAGCGAACTACCGGACACCTCCTCTGCTGTTTTACAACTGTTGCATTCAGATGGCCATATACCTGCTTTTAATTGACTACGCACCCGGATAATGTTTGCATGATTCACTCGTTCTGATAGTGATCCACTTTTGTCTTTATTAGGTAGGTAGTTAGCAGAAATAGCACAACAAGGAGTCAGTCGTCCGTTAGAGATTACATTCATGCCGGCATGCGCTAGTGAGCAATACAGCATGTCAATACCCCGCGATAGTAAGCAACTCTTTCACTTGCTTCACGTTCTCTGGCTCACGATTGAACTTGATCTTCCATTGTTCGGGGTTGATATAGTCAATAATCATATCAACTTGAGGTTCGTTCAAATTGCCTAAGAACTGTGTACCACTAGTGCTATGATACAACATCCATGGACTGATCTTTCCTGTAGTAATAGAATGACAGATCCTATTTGTGTTGCCATACCTAAGCACATCCTTGCTTAGTATGCCTGCAGTCTCAGCTAGAGTCATAGTAGTCTCGACACTTCTAGCAATAGCATCTAATGGGTCTTCAACCTTTAAGTACTCAATCAAATATTTTGTATAGGTAGTATCAGTACACCATGTATCTATCTTTATCTGATTCTTCAATAGCCAATCAGCAAATCTACTGATATTAACAGCATTGATTTCTACACAGTAGTTACCGAACTTAACGAAGGCAGTATAGTAAGCACTCTTAATGAATTCTTCATACGTTCTGTGCTTAGTGCTGGTACTGTTCTTTCTGTAAAACTGCAACCATGCTTGAAATCCTATACGGTTCCCTGCCCTATCTTTTTCAAGATACCTATGCTTATACTCACAGATATGTTTCATTATAGTTGACTCACGTGCAAACGTGCGACCACAAAACTCACATCCGTGTTGAGGCACTTCAGTTTCCGAAGTCTTTTTCGTATTCTTCAATTTCGTCATCTGTAACCAATTGGCTCAATAATTCTATGTCGCAAATCTTCATAGAAGGGAATTTAGTTGCAAGATACATCTTACGCTTGTGTTCTTCTACGTATGCACCTGCGAGTTCTTTCAAGTCGTCCTCGCTTACGCTAGAAGGGTAAATCTTTTTAAAGTATTCTTTGATATCTGCTGTCTTTGCAGGTTCTCTAAGCAGACTAACTTTTTCTTTAATCTGTGGGATCCAAGGATGAAATTGCTTTCCTTTGCCGGGACTAGATGCACATAGCATCAACCATTGAAGCTTGGGATGCTTAGACACATACTCATTAAAGAAGTATTTGTTTGCATTAGAATCAGTGCTCATTACATAGTATGCTGAAAGGGCACTTGATCCTTTAAGATAACTCATGTACTTTATCATCATGAATGCTACAAACTTGCGTTGTTGTTCTTCCGATAAGGTATCAAACCAAGCATAGTCTTTTCTGTCTAATGCGTTAAGTGCTTCAAACAAAGGGAAGTCTTGCTTCTCTAATTTTTCATCAGTTGGAGTATTCTTTTTCGTTGCCATTATTTTAGTCCGTTGATCCAATCAAACTTAACACCTTCTTCATAGTACTGTCTAGCACGACCTGAATAATACATTACTTCACCACACATTGTACACTTATATCTGTGTAAGTCAATGTCAACGGTTGTAGATTCTGTAGTATATTTCCATTCTCCGTCAATTTCCTCACCGAAGTAATCTACCGTGATCCATTCTGAGTGTTCTCTTGTATGTGTGCAACTCATATCAAAATGCCTGACTATAATCTACAATTTCACAATTTCTACTAATCTCTTTTACAAAATAAACACATCTTGGTTTGGGGCCGTCATCAATTGGTACACATAAGAACTGACCATTTTTTAGTCTAGGGGCATACCAAGTAACGTCATGATATATGTCTACTATCTCAATGGGTAAGAAGCTTGGGCTAAAACTTGTTAGTGGGTTGAATTCAAATGCATTAAACCCTCTGTCATTGATGCTAGTAAGAGGTAATGTCTCTAAGTCACCGTGTTCTTTTTCACCAATCAATATCTGCCAGTCTACTGGCATCTTGATAGTTGCATCACCGATCTTCAGTACAAGCGCTGGGGCACTGAATGATTCTAAAAAGATAAGAGGGATATAATGATAGTCTACGTTTTGCGGGTTACTGTTATCTAGTATCGCAAAGCGCAAGTCATCAATCTCTTCGGGTAGTGTTTCTAAGTTGTAAAATTCGTTATCTAAGGTTAAAATTCGCATAGTATTATTATATCACTTATAGTTTAGTTTTTCAATATCAAATGGATAATTAGCTTCTTTGTAGAATGCTTTCCTTTGAGTAAGGTGACGCTTGGCGAACTTGCAATTACTAGTAATGTCCCAAATCTGCACAAAGTCCTTGTCTTCTGCTTTTCTTATACCCCGACCAATGCTCTGGATAACTCTAACAAACGACTTGCCAGGTTCCAACAGAACCAAGTTAAAAATGCGAGGAATATTAATTCCAACAGCGGCAACGCCATAAGTAGCGATAAGAATTTTGTTAGTAGCTGTCGCAACATCGTCATATTGTTCCTTACGTTCTTTCATGTCTGTTCCACCTGATACGAATATAACGTCAGGTGCATCCTTGAGTACACTGAATAGTGTGCTTAATCTATTCTGTAGCTCTTTACCGGCTGCAACTCTGTCAACTAGAATCAGTGTGTTACCTGACTCTTTAACGTTGTTGATTAGTTGTGCAATCTTGTCTAAACGTTTACCGTCTTCAAGTAAGTGCTTCAATTCACTTTGGTAGTTAGTGAACTCTACGTTATCTTGTAACTGTACAATGTTAACGTGACACTGTGACAGCACTCCCATTTCTTGCAATGTGCTAGCTGACAACTTGTTGATTACGTTACCTAATGATACAATCAATGCTTTCTTTTCAAAATCAGCTTTTGGAATAGTACCAGTTAATCCCCAACGAATAGGAATGTGCGACATAACGCCAGTCAATAATTCTTTCAATACATCAGCTTTAGCCATGTGTACTTCGTCAACCATTACACAGACCACACCTTCTAAGAACTCACCAATCGGCACTTCTGCTTCGTCAGATTTAGTTTTCTTCAACATGTTACCTAGACTCTGCCAAGTACAAATAGTGTGTGTCTTACCAAACTCTTTACGGTCACCGAAGTACACACCAACATCTAGCCCCAAGTTAATGTAGTCCGCTTCTGTCTGTACAACAAGACTCTTATTAGGAACGATGACGATACTTCGACCATAGTCTTCAATTGACGCACTAAGTGCCGCAGTAATCAATGTCTTACCTGCACCTGTAGCAATCTCTTGTAGTGATTGTGGGTTCTGTAAGAACTCATTGATAATCTCAATTTGATAGTCACGTAGAACAACGGGCTTGCCTTCTTGCGGATGCTTTGCAGGCCAGTTCTTATGCTTGAATGTTTCTTCTGTTACTTCTTTGAAATTGAATGTAGTCGAATACTCTCGCAAGTCTTCTAGTTCAATGTCATACCCTGCCCGATCTAGTACAGGAAGAATCTCTGGCAACAGGTTAACATACGAACTGCCACCTAAGCTAAAGTAGCTGACCTTGCCGTTCCAACGACCTAATCGGACACTTGGTAAATATCGTGCTCCTGGCTTTTCGTATTCAAATAGTTTCATCAGTGCTTTGCGCTCTGATAATTCTAATCCTTCTATCTTGACGTTAACCTCGTCACGGATTATTAGTTTGCATTGTTTCATTTTATATCTATCGGTTCTGAGTTTATCATAGTAATTAATTTTGCGATTTTTCTTTGTTCAACATCAATACTTCCTGTACGTGTAAATCGTATGAGCACTGGAAATTTAAATTGATTAATGTCTATTGGCTTATCTCTATACGTAACTATAGAGTGAGGTATGTTGTTTGTATTTAATTCATTAGCTAAGGTTTTTATTACCCTAGACAAACTGTTCCCACCGGATACATATACGTAATCACATTCTAATTCTTTTAACCACCACACTAGTTCAGTGATGTTGGCTATCTCTACCATAGGAGCATAAGACGCCGCAAACAGTTCTACGTCTGTTTTTAGTAAAGAAGGGTGAATAGAAATTCCGTATCCGGCTAGTGTAGCAAGAGTCTTTTTGTCATTCGTTAGCTTGATATCATTGATAGCATCAGCTAAATGAGAATTGATACCTGCAACCATTAAGTTACCGTTGACTGACATTAAAGTGGGGTTCCAACATGTAGTGTCAGTGTAACCTTCTAAGCTATTTAGTAATCTGATAGTCTCACTACAATGATTTACATTGTTAAAATGCTTGTAGGAAACATCTACTATCATCTTTAATGTAGTAGTACTGTATGTACCTTCATACCTTTTTAATACAGTATTCCATGTAAGAAGATTGTTCTGTGTTCTTAAGTCATTTATAAATTGTTTATTGTAGGGTGACTTAAAATAAAGCATCCCTTCTTCAATTGAAATAAACGCATCAGTGTACTGGGGTGCGCTTGATAATACTTCTACTTTCCAAGGCAAAGCTACTAATTCTTGTACGTGCAAATCATGTTTTGCAATTTGACGTTCGTATTTGAATATAATCTTATCTAAGAGATTAACCTGATTACTAGTGACATACTTTTTATTATTAGCTATAGTGTGTAGATTTTCTATAAACTTAAGGTCGCTTCGGCTTACACGCAATACACCGCTCCGCATAAAATATAATATGTCTTCCTTTGTTCTTAGTTCTGCCATCTTGTTAGTATAGCAAAACAGTATACAGAAAGCAAATTAATAGGCAAAAAAAGGGGACCTGAGTCCCCTAAAAATGCTTTACCAATTAGTACTTGGTGCGACTGAAATCACCTTCAAGTGGGTCGCTCATAGCAAAGTCACTTGGAATGTCTGCTTCGGTGACACTCTGAGTCAAACCCTTGCCTCCAAGTTGTCGCCAAACATACATACGTTCTTGATTCTCTTTCTGAATCCATTCATCCCTACGCTTTGCTTCGTACATTGCAGGGAAGTCTGCGGCCCAGAGTTTAACCTCGTAAGCATAACTGACATATTCGTTTTTATGGTTGCCACCGCCACCGCCACTACCGGTACAGATAGTAGTGCGCTCAAAGTAACCGCTACCCCAACCATCATGCATGTAAGGATCTTTCTTGTGCTTACTCATCGGTGGCTTGACTTTGATGTTAATGCGACCAGTCCAACCAGGGTAACCAGTAGGCTTACCCTTGTTATAGTCACTACGGGTATCAAAGTTTTGAACACCCTTGCGCGGGCATGAGTGACTGTTACTCATGTCTTCTTTCCAGAACAAGTCAAGAATGCTCACATCGTAGTATTCGTGAAACGGAGCAGCCTCACCTTTACGATCCCAACGATAGAAGTCATTTTGTGCTCCGTTAGCCCAGAACCACTTCCAGTTGTCTTTGATAAACTGGTTAAGTTCAGCAAGACTTTTAACTTGACCCATCTTAACAAGGAACAGTTCACGCTCGGCTTCCATCTGTTCAACCTTCTTTTCAGCACGGCGGGCACTTGCCAGTTTGCGCAGGTGAGCTTGGTACTTACCTTTGTCTTCAAAGATTTTACCGTCTGCGTCACTTTTGTATGCTTGGATAATACTCATATTAGTCTTTCAATGTATGCCAAGTTGCCATTCGTTCAGTCTCAAACTTTTCATACTGATCTAGGATCACGCATGTGATGAAATAGATTACTGCTACAATATACCCGATAACGTACACCGTTTTAAAATTGCTTATGCTCTCTGCATCAGTATCACCAACAACCAACCCAATCACACCTGCAATAAAAATTCCGATAGATGATGTAATAATCCAGGCGAAAAATCCCATCCCACGATGATCTTGGTACGTGTCCATATATTTTCTATGTAGGCTCATTGGGAGACTGAATACTGTTTTGAAAAATCTTTTCATCAACCAACCAATGAAATAGAAACCTGTTTTGACTTTCATTTGTAATCTTTCTTCAACATCCAGAACAACACTTCACCGTTGTCTAGTTTACACAAGTCACCGCTGTATTTCATGACAGGGCGAGTTGTTGGACTAGGATTTGCCAACATGATTCTTACAGAACCTTTACCGCTACTTGGATGTACTTTACCAAATGATTTAACTCGGTAGATGTTGTTGTGAAACACAACAAAGTCATCAATGTTAAGTTCACGGTCAATTAAGTCTTTTGGATTTGCCATATATTCCTTATCGAAGAGGACTTATTGACATTGCCTCTACGCACACTGCAGGGGTTAAACTTTATGCCAAATGAGATAATAAATCAATACGGCCCATGCTTGATTCCAAGTAGTGCCCAAAGCATCCTGATAGTGCGGCTCAGTATGAAAAGCCGCAACACCAAAGTTAGCAAGTGCAAAACACACAATACAAACGATAACTCCAACCATATCAAGCACCTTTCATGCAAGTTGCTTTAGCAAGTTCGCGCCAGTTAGCACTAATCTTAACCAAGTCAGCAACCTTCAAACACATACGCAAGGACACCTCACGCAATTTGTTGTGATTGTCCCAGATGAACGACATAATTTCATCAGTTTGTTCCTGTGTAAAATCGTAGTCTTTGAACAGACCACCATCAGCATCACGGTGAACTTGTTTGATACGCAACATTTTGTCACGCTCGGTATCAACAGTCAGGTCCAAAAAGTGACAACGAGACTGCAATGCATCCAAGTGAGGTTGCATCTTAGAAGCCTTCTTGTTATCAAACGTTTTGTTTGTAATGAAGATGATAGAGCCGTTGAAGTTGAAACTATTAGGGATACCTTCTTCACGCAAGATACGTGAATCTTTGTTCCAAGAAATTCTACGAGTCTTACCTGAATCAAGCGCACCTTTCAGTACGTTGATAGCGTCTTGATCTTCCCAGATATCGCAGTCATCAAAAACGAGAACGTTTTTAGCATCACTAAATTTGTACAACTTAGCGAACAAGCCGATACCTGACATAGCACCTTTGACAATCTCAAAACGTGCTTTCTTACCTGCAACTTGATCGAACAAGCTTGCTTTTTCCATTTGCAATGACACACCGTGTGACTTACCGATACCTGCAGGACCTGTAACAATCATAGCACGAATGTCACCTGCAATACATGCCTTAGACATTTCATCAAGTACACCAAAACGTGTTGCAATACGATCCATTGCCTCTGTTTCAGATTCCTCAGTCACATGCTTTGCTTCAACTGCAGGCATGCCTGACAAGAATTCAATACATTCTTTGTTGTCAATTTGAACACGGACCTCGTCAGGGCGACCTGGGAATTGACCTTCGTTTTTTACTGTAACGAAACCACCTTTAGAGCCTAACTGATAACCTTTAACCAGTTGAAAGACTTCACCTTTCACAGGTGCGTTACGATAAGAGCCAGAAGTGATGCGAACGATGCTAGACATTTGTTTCCTTTATTTCAGTGTCAATACAAGTATTGTAGCACAATACCCATTTATTGTCAAATTTAAGATACCTTTGAATCCATCATTTCAGACAGAATAAACTTGGCTACGTTCATTTGTTTACGAACGTATTCAATTGAACGAGGACCAGTGCCCATTGCCATCATTTCTTGGCAGTCACTCATGATACCCATCACAACCATTTCCAGACCAGAACACTTAGCGGTAATACTTTCCATGTACTGTGTACGAATATCAGACTCAGACATACCGTAGCACTTAGATTCAAATTCAGTCATTTCAGTTCCTTTTATCGATTCAATACATGTATTATATGCCCAAAACCATTTATTGTCAACCTTTATTTGCCTAGGAATTTCTTAATTTCATCCTTCCAAGCATGGTCTGCAAACGGGTCATGTGATGGAACCTCGGATGTTATAGAAGTATAATTGCTGTGGTCCGGGTCACCCGCGCACAGAGTAAATCTACGTCCATACGGGTCATTTTTTGAAATCAATTGCAAGACTTTATTCTCTGGGCTAAAATATCTATTACGATTTGGGTAAACGCAATGTACGCTGTGGCTAATCACTGCATCTACTTTTACATTTAGGAGTTGAGCTATAATCCCTCCCTCACTGTGACCCGTGACAACGATTTTATTGAAGCCGTTTGATTGTAACCAAAAAATATGACTCTCAAGCTCTCTTCGGCGCGCAGGCCAGCGTGTGTCTGGATTACCGGTAAACACTACACTGCCGCCACTGAGTACGCAACCGGGTGATGCATCTTTTCTCCTGTGAAAATCGGTCATGATAAAATGCATACCGAGACTAGAATAGAATTGCCTAACGGTCTGATCTGCGCTGTATACTCCGCCGCATCCATGTAAGTGAATTACCACAGGTAGAGATTTGTCAGCCTTCTCCGCAAATGATTCAGCTTTGGAGGGAAAAAATTTACCGTAAGTAAAAAAAGTAGACCTGAGTGGGGCAGTGTCAATCACCCCAGGGGACATATCGTAGGTTTCTTTTCCTTGTACGAAATGCTGGGAATAACACAGTGTCGGAATAGCAATCAACAAAATTGAAAGAATTTTTTTCATCTTAGTCCTTATTTTTTACCAACTAAAATGTCAAAAATCATGTTTTGAAGTTCTGCAACCTCGTCATGAGGAACGTAGAAGTCGGTCAGAGGGTCGTAGTACGAACCTTCTTTTGGATCGTAGTACAGAACCTGACCGTTAGGATAGTGAAACGGGCCCTCAAGACCTTTGCGAGGACCAAACTCTTTGTTGTGCTTGAAAACGATGTAAGACATAAAGACCCCTTTCAACTGAATAAGAGTCTATTGTACGCCCAAAACGATTTATTGTCAAGTTATAAAAATGAGTACTTATCTACTACAAAGTATTGGTTATTATCACGGTATTTCATATTATAATTACCAGATAATGTTACTGTATTTTTACATTGCATATCCAATAGAGATATTAATGGATTATCGTGGGTTAATGAAAAAGTAACTAAGTTATTAGCATCATCACTAAACCAATATTCTTTTCTTTTTGTATATTTTTTACCAACACTAAATGTTTTTTTAAGCGAGAGATTTTTTGTTTGCTTAATTGACTTATCCTTGATAATCTTATTATGCTCAGAAACTAAGTCATCAAACTCCATATCATACTTATGAAATTCAGGTAAGCGAAACGCTAATGGTACCATGTTATCTTTAAACATTTTACCATTAGTATGAATGAACGAATTCATGTCTTCTCGGAAGTTTGAAAGCTTTACATCTTTCAATTTCCACATCATTATCTTTTTACTATAATAATCACGAATTTCATTTGCTTTTTGACGGTCATCAGTGGTTACGTGATTGAATAACTCTTTATCCAATAATGTAGAAATAGGTGTATATGCTCCGCCACTATTATGTGCATCACGTAGACGTTTCCAAGCGGTGCTTAGTGCCAACAAATCTTCTTCAATTTCAAGAATCTCATACTTTTTAACATGAGCACCGGGTTCGATTCTCAACAAACCATTCAGAGTAAGATTTCCTATAGAATTATTCCACGGCGCTAGATTTCCCTGAGACGTAACCTTCCCTGAAATACTAAAAGGGTTTGAGTGAGAGAGTGAGATGTTTTGTAAATTAATATTAGCCAATTGAAATATCTTC